ATCTATTAAACTGATCAGAATGTCCTAATGTTAACTTATCTAGCCCTTTTACATAGTCCTGTAGTTGTTTAAAGTCTTCTTCTGATAAGAAGTTATTTATGATTAATGGCTGCTTCATTTTGGCACTCTCTTCTGATGGTCGGGATATGGTGTTCCATCAAAATTTATACCGTTAAAATATCTACGGCCAGATTGATGGGGTTTTGTTTTGTCTGTTGTATCTCTTTCGTTGCCTAGGCTTACTGATTCTTGAACTTCATTAACATGCAATTCTCTGTCAAAAATATCTGTAACAAGTCTTGCATCAAAGTTATCTACAAAGTGTCTTGGGATTGGAATAAAGGCTCCTAGTGGATCACCTTTCTTTACTGTTATCTTTAAATTTGGAACGGTAACTTTAATGTTAAAAGTAAAATCACGTTTAATTTGATCAGTCTCAATAACTCCAGTCATAGATACACACCCTGGAATAAACATATTTGGTGGTTGAATTGTCATTAGATTAATTCCTGGAGAAGTTTTTAAGGCAAACATATTTTGAACAGTAATAATTCCACTACCAAATCCATTTTTAATTACCTGTTTATTATTATTGTCATCATTTAAGAAAGTAATTTCTGGATTTGCTCCTGTTCCATCCCAAATTACTTCAAAATCTCTTAATGACTCTATAACAAACCCATATTGGTTTCCAATGCTTAATGGTAGGCAATAATAAAAATGAGCATTGAACCAATCTCTTTTAGGATTGCCTTTAAGTGGTTTTAATATTTCTTTATAGAATCCATCATGATCAACTGCATGAGGAACAACTAAAATTGTATTTTCAGGTACTTTATACCCGTCATCATTAATATATGGGCCAGGCATAACTTTTCTCTTTGTCTTGTGTCCAAAATGAGGCAATTGTATATCTCATTCCATCTTCAACCTTTGTTACTCCATGAAGATGTTCTGGATCTCCTGGATGAATTGCTAACGCTCCAGCCTTTGGAATTACTTCAAAATTAAAATTTGGATAATATGTATGTCCACCATTATATTCATCATTTAAATAAATAATAGATCCAAATGCTCTGTGATTAAAACCAACTATGTCAGTATTGCTCATATCATCTGCATGTGGTGGCTGTTCCATACCTGGAAACCATCTGATAATTTGAAGAGTGTCTGAATAGATTTCTTTTATATTAAATAACTCTTTAATCCGTTGTCCGCAACGAATATTGGCGTCTAGCATAATAGTAGCAGCATCTCTGTCATACTCACCAATACTGTGATAATTAATTACACGATTATCCCAAAATTCAGAACCACCACTTGCCCATAAGTCTGAAGCAATAGCAGCATTAATAAGATATTCACGGTTTTCTTTTGAAATAAAGTCTTGTAGTATATTTGCTTTAAACATATTACCACTTTCCTATTGGACACACTGCTAGTTGTAGTTTAGTTTTTCCTGCCATAAAACATCCACATTTTTTGCATTGCTTTGTTGATTTTATTAGTTCTGGACAAGATAAGCAAATGTTGTATCTTTCTTTTGCTAGTAAGTCATCAGCCCACTGTGTATTTTTATTTATTAAATCCCATGGTCTTACATCACCAAGGTTTTCTTTATATTTTTGCCATGCAGATTTTTCAGTCATTAGAAGTTACCCTTCTACGAATTGGGTGCCGCTCCATGTCCAACTAATATCTACATCAAGTTCGGATGGAATCTCTACAAAGATAGGATTAGATGAAAGTCCAGCGACTATTCTTTCTCCGCCTTCTCCATCAGAGCCTTGATACTCTGTATCTACGGTTATTACTGTAAATACATCTCCATCTACAATTCCCGCAAATTTTTTAATTGTCATTTTTTCTCCTTTTCTTTTATTTAAAGTGTATCATACTGCTACTTATGAGAAGCAACTGCTTCCTGTCCAAGTTCCACCGCTATTTATACAATTTTGGCAGTTAGCGCAGGCAGCAGAAGTGCCTGAATATCCAAACGTATCACATCCAGGTGTGCCACAAACGTTTGGTGGAGGTGTTACCGCAATGATAGGTGGGGTTACCGCAATAATTGGAGGTGTCACTGCAATGATAGGTGGAGGTGTAACTGCAATAATAGGTGGGGTAACGGCAATAATAGGTGGAGGTGTAACTGCAATAATAGGTGGGGTAACGGCAATAATAGGTGGTGGTGGAGGAGGGGGAGGAGGAGGTGGAGCAACTGGTGTAAAAGAATTGCTTGCTGCAGAGTTGAGTGAATCTTGAACGGTATTATTTAACTTAACAACAGCAGTATAAGAAACACCATTTGTTAATCCAGTTACCGATATTGGACTAGAAGAACTTGTTCCAGTAACCGATCCTGGAGTTGTTGTTGCGGTATAAGTTAAAGATGTATTTGGTTTACCAGTGTAGTCTGGGGAAGTAAAGGCAATTGAAGCACTTGCATTTCCTGCTGTTGCGCTTCCAATTGTAGGTGTTCCTGGTTGACGACCAGCAGATGACTGCGATCCACTGTTGACTGGCATATTAAGCCACCAAGTCGCCTAGTGCTACCCAAGTATTTGTTGCTCGTTTAATAAGTACACAAGATGACCACTGTGCACGAAGTTTTAATCCTGGAGTTGCATTAATTGTTACAGTTCCAGAAACTGGAGTAATTGTGGTTTGGCCTGTACCAGTTTGAATAACAGTAATTTGTGTACCTACTGGAAATGCTACAGAAGCATTTGTAGGAACTGTTAAAGTGTTTGCAGATGCAGATCCAACCTCTACCACTTTTCCATCATCTGCTAAAACTAATGTATGTGATGCAGCCTGTGCATTTGTCTCAATGTGATAAACAGCATTTCCAGTTACCGCTAAAGATGATAAAGTTCCAACAGAAGTTATTCCTGATGTAGCAATCCACTCTAAACCAGTTGCAGTTGCGCTATTAGCACTTAATATTTTTCCATTGGTTCCAACATTTAAAATTAATGGTGTGTCATTTGCAGATGCACTAATTAAATCTCCTTTTGCATTTACAAAAGAAGTGGCTATTGATCCAGTGGCAGAAGTAATTTGATCTTGTAAACTATTTAAAGTATAGGCAACTGATGGATTTACAAGACTTGCTGGGTTTGTATTTGCTGTGTTGTATGCTGCAGATCCATAGTGGTAGAGTCTAAATGCCTCTTGAATGTCAGCATTGTCTGCATACCCAGGTATTTGTGTGGGATAAATTGCGCCAATAGATTCAGATGCCATGTCATTTCACCTTATTCATTATATCACAACCGAAATAAATAGATGGACTAAAACCTCTGCATCAAAGGCTCCCCATGTGCCGTCATACTCTGAGGCTTGAAGGTTTATTACTAGGTTTGTTGAAGAAATTGTAACTGATGCAAGACTAGAGGCCAAAGGGTTTGAATTAACAATAGAATACTGAACACTGAAATTGTCTGCATCCAAACCAGTAACTGCTGTTATATCTGTTATTGGCACAACAATGGTTCCGCTTCCAGAATCTGCACTTGTTCCAGATGCAAAAGTTACAGTATGATTTTTTGAATAAATTGAGGGGCTAATTTTTAAAACCTCTACCCAAGTATCTCCACCAGGTTCTGAAACGTATTGGTATAAATATCCATAATCTGATCCAGGAGCAGAGTTAATATATAGGTCATTTAATATTTTGGTTGATAGGCTAACTGAGTTTGGATTTCCAATACCGACAAAAACCTTGCTACCACGAGTTCCAGTTGGACCAATGTCAACAAGAAGTTCAATTACTTCTGGTCCAGATAAAACAGTTAAGTCATCATTAGATAATACTACGTCTGGCATTAAACCGCTCCAGTTACGTCATCTGTTACTGTAATAGATCCTGTTAAAAGTGTAAAAATAACACCTGCTCCATTATCAATTTGAACGTCATAGACATAAGTTGTTCCAGCAACAAGTTCTCTGCCTTGTGCTCCCGTAATAGTACAGGTAACAATGTCTGTTGTTGTATTTACCGTTGCGGTTGCATTAACTTGAGTACCAGTGCTACCACGCCTATTGGCTATCGTAAAATCTGCGTTGCCTGCGTAATCATCAAGGGAAAATGTTGTTCCATTTGCGTTTTTTGGACGGATGATAAATTCATACGTATCACCACGATAGTAACTAAAATTATATGTGCCTGGAAATGCCATTATTCCTCCTAAGTTTATTATACCATTAACACACTGAGATATAGATACCTTTAAGCCAAATGCTGCTTTCTGAATCTGTTCTTGCTTGTGGTCTTGCACCGTAACCTTTAATTCTTTGATCATCCATATAGATTGTTTGAAAAAATGACATGTCGTAAGAATACTGGTACTTAAGGTTTGCCACATAAGAGGTAGGAGAATTTGAATATTTTTCATTAAATGTTCTAAGCCATAACTCCGTATAGTTTGATTCAGTGGTTATTGTAAAGTCATACCTTATATCAACTTTAGCCCCTAGTTTTAAACCTTTAAAATTAAACATATTTATATCTGACAGCCAAAGTTCGTTGCTATTTTTCATAATGTAGTCTTGATTTGAAGACTCAAGGTTTGGATAAAAATTAATAGATACCCACCCATCATCTCCTCTTTGTGGTCCTAAAAGAGTAAGTTTATTTGATCCGTTTTGATAATATGCCCATCCAGGATATTGTCCTGAAGGTGAATCATAGCCTTCTCCGCCTCTACCAGGCTCTCCACGCTCTCCCTGTGGGCCAGGCTTACCTTGATCTCCCTTTGGCCCTGGTGGGCCTGCATCACCCTTATCTCCCTTGGGACCTGTTAATCCAGGTTCTCCTTGAATACCAGGAACTGCAATATATTGTTTTTCTAATTCTTGTGGGCTTGAAGATTTAACAGCATCTAAATAATTTTTTTTCTTTAAAGGTTGAGGCGGTTCCATATTTTGTGCCATAGGGAAACCTATTGCTTTGACTGTGTTCGATAAACCTTTGTTCCAATTTTAATTACTGGAGGAATATTTACTTGAGCGGGAGTTACTTTAACTATCATAACGTACCGCTTACATCTCCAAGAACACAAATTGTTCCAATTACTGGAGTCCATTTAGTAACTTCATCCCCGCCACCGCCAGATACCCCATCTCCAGGAAGTGTAGCCTGAAGGTCAAATCTTAACTCTGAAACAACTGGCTTGTATTTTCCAAGTCCCCAGTTTTTTGTAATGTTTGCTTTTGCAATAATATAAATAACACCGTCTTCATAAGACTCTACCGTTAATAGATCAAGAGCATCTGATACTGGATCATATGAGGTTGCTATAAAGGTCCAAGCGGTAGTCTCGTAGGGTGTAGTTTCGTCATCTTCAAAAAACTCTACTTTGAGGGTTGCAGTATCTCCACGAACAACGTTCCATTGGATGTTGGCTGGTGTTGCACCAAGTTTTTCGGTTGTAGGAGTACACATAATATTAGATTATACCATAATTCATAACTGGACACTCTAAGCGCAGTGGGGTGGGGGTAGAACCTAGAGTGCCAGCCCTCACATTATAACATTAATTTATACCAGGATACATAGAAGTATAACAAAAAGTTATATATTAAATTGTTACAAAAGAGTTATAATAAGCCAGGGTATTAATCGTTAAAACAAAAAACTTTTGGTGTATACTTAAATATATATAAGAAAAGAATATACTATAGTTAAGTTTTTTAAAGATATTTTATATATAGGAGAAACTATTGAAATTAAACAATAAGATAAAATTTTATCCAATAAACTCTGAAGTAGCAGAACTTATTGAATCTCCAACTCCTTCTTCTAAGTATAATATACCAGACTGGTTTAGAAAATTACCTAAGTATACTAATGGTGCATCTAAATTTATTTATAATCATGAACCAAATTTAACAGTAAAATCTTGTCTTCCAGTAGTAGATGCCTTTACATCTGGATATACTATAAATCTTCATTGCGACATTCAAGTAACACAAAAAGATGGAAGAACGATTTTTCAATGGGCATATGAACAATATGGTGTGCCAGGACCAGTTAGACCTAGAGACACCATCGTGTCGCCGCAAAAGTGCGGGTGGAACAATATTGAAGGATATGAAGACCTTAATTTTGACTGGGTACCATCATGGTCAATAAAAACTCCAAAAGGATACAGTTCTATGTTTACCCATCCAATAAATAGAGTAGATTTACCATTTTATACTTTAGGTGGAGTGCTTGATACAGATGGCTGGGGTGATGCAGGAAATCATCCATTTTTATTAAAAAAAGGATGGGAAGGCATAATAGAAAAGGGTACTCCAATAATTCAGGTAATACCATTTAGGAGAGAAAACTGGTTGTCTGATGTAGATAAGAGCATGACTAAAGAATATGACAAGCAGATAGGTAGAAGAGATAGTTATCTAAAAGATTATTATAAAAAATTTATATGGTCTAGCAAAAGTTATAAGTAATTATTTAGAATTCTTAGAAACATACTCTAAAAGAATATCGTACATATGATCAAGTTTATCACTAGTTGCTTTTCTTTTATCTCTAGCATTTTCTTGTTCAAGTTTAATATATTTAATTTCATCACGCATTGAGGTTCCGCCGTTTGTCTTAGTTTCTTTCCTGATATCTTCTACGGCTTCGGCGATAGGTCTAACTTGAACTTTTATATACCAGCGAATTGAACTAACTATTATCGCTCCGATTGATAGCAAAGAAAGAATAAATTGAGCCCAATCGGTTGTTGTCATAATAACACTATTATACATTATTTTTATTTTAAATTTCGGCGGGATACAAGTTAAGCCGAAAATAGAGTATACAAACCTACCCTTGACAACATAAGGCATACAATGCCTAACAATGTCAAACACTGGATTAATATATCCTCATAGGCTATAATGGTTTTATGAGTGATAAAGAAAAAGATGTAAAACCTTGGGACTTATTTAATGGATCTCCTAGAAGTCCTGAAGAAGTTGCAGCATCTAGATTAGAAATTTGTAAAGGTTGTGAATTTTTTAGACCACGGACTCAAACGTGCCAGAAGTGTGGTTGTTTTATGGCTGCTAAGTCTATGCTTGCTAATGCTAAGTGTCCAGTGGGTAAATGGTAGTTTACGGTAATTGATGGTCTGGAAATTTATTTTTATATATATCCATTCCACGCATATATAGTCGATCAGGCTTATAGTTATTATCTAATTTTACTTCTAGGTTAGTAAGAAATCTTAAGTCACCATGATCATCATTTGCTTTATTTTCCTCTTCAACTTCTTCTTCAGTAAATATATCTGCAGCATCTTTTAATGTAAATCCATCTGCAAAATACCTAGGAATGGGAAGAATTCCAGCAATTGGCATTCCTTTTTTTAGAGTTGTAGTTATACCAGGAATCTGTAATTTTAAATTAAAAGTAAAAGGTCCTCTTATGTTATCTGTTTCAACAACGCCACTCATAACTGTAATATTTGGAAGTACGTAGTTTGGCGGATTTATAGTCATTAGATTTACTCCAGGAGGAGTTCTTAAAAAAAATGGAGTTGCTATTGTTACTATACCGCTACCAAATAGGCTTGTTACTGTAAAAAATTTATCATCATTGCTTTTTATAGTCAATGCGTCTTGACTTTCTCTTCCATCCCAACTTACTTCAAGGTCAAATGGTAAAGTAAGCATAAACCCATACTGATTTGCTATTGATAGTGGCAAACATCTATAGAAATGATTTGTAAACCAAGATCTTTTCTTAGGTGGTTTCTGCAGAAGTTGAGATACTTCTTCAAAAGAAAGCATTGGTTTAAAGGGTGTTATTCTGTTGACGCTATCATCTACAACAGCAATAGTTTTATCTAAAAATATAGCAATAGTATTATCTGGTACGTTGCTACCTTGGTTTATCATTTGTTCCCCCGCAAATATAACAAGTTGTTACTCTGGTTTATGATCTGATTCAGACTTGCAAGAACATCCATTGCAGCATGTTTCTGAAAAAACCTTTATAGCCAGAGAAGATGATTCGCTCTCAAATAGAGGTTTATCGTTATCTAGGTTGTTTAGTATGGCCATGTAATTATTGTATCATATCCCGTCAAAATCTGAAAAATTTTATAAATTGGGTTTTTTCTAAAATCTGAATATTTTGTATAAGTGTATGATACATATATCTGTATAAAAAATGTGCTTTAATTAGTGAGCACACTAGTACCCTCTAAGATCTTAGAGTCGTACGCCCTAATCTTTCCAACAACTAGGGCAGGTGATGACATCATCACTAGCAAAGTTATCGCTTGACATTT